GCTCTTCCGATCTTTCTACTTTATCTACTATTTGTTGTTTTTCTTTTTCAGTCTTATAGATAACAATTTGATTCACCATTTGCTCAAGATCTTCACCATACTTAGAACTTTTTATATCTTGCCCAGAGTTTAACATGACATCTGCCAAACTCCCTTGCTCTACAACTTCTATTTTTCCATCGTTACTAACAATAGAATATATTTTTTTATCTTTTCTATGCTGAATCGTATAAGCATTCAAAATTATTTGATACCCACTCTTATTAACTGCTGGATAAGTGCAATCCACTTTGTCTTCAGGTATGTTCCCAACTTCCAGCTTTAACTCTCCACAAATTTCTTTTAATATTTGCGATGGCTTTTTCTTATTAAAATTTTTCACAAAAAAGTTTTTATTAAGATATATGGAGTTATCAAAACATCTAAAAGTTTTAACTTTACTTTCTCCGACAACTTCCACAGAAAAAACTTTACCAATAAATAATTTGTCATCATCGACATAAAATTCAACTTTGTCTCCTAATTTAGTAATTTGAGTATCATCTAAATATGTTACTTCCAATGTTCGTGAAGTTCCGTGTATTCCACCTTTCCAAACAATTCTTTCAAATTTTTTCATGTGTTCTTTATCGTTTATAACAATCTTTAGCATTTTTTTTAATTTCCTTTTCTAAGATTTTATCAAACTTTTAATTTTATCTTGTACTTTACTCTTTATTTCACTCTTCAAATCCTCAAATCTCTCTACCAATTGATACTCTTTTATCGGTGAAGTTTTTCCAGTATACCTCTCATAAAGTGCATTAACATCATCAATCATTGTTGTCTGTTCCCTAGCTTCTATCAAATCAATTGTAATATCAATATCTCCAGTTTTTTCAACTATTTCATATTCTAGTTGTTCAATATAGCACTTTAAATAAATATTATAATTAGCACTTGTCAAAGTTAAAATTTCTTTATCATCTTTATATTTTTCCAGTTTTTTTATTCCAGCCATCGGAGAGTGAGAATTGAGTAAATAATTAAAAAATTTAGATTTTTTGGATGGTAAAAACGTAGAAAAATTTACTTTTTTTATGTTTTTCTCTCCCATCAATGCTACTTCCCCAATATCTAATATTTTTACCACATCATTATTTTGGCTACTCGTAATTTTAAAATCTGACGGCGGTATCACAAAAACAAATGGGTCTGTATCGTGTAGCAACATAAATATTGTTCTCATAACTAAGCCCCCTTTTCTCAACCTATTTTGACGCTTGAATTTGTGCCTGTAAGTTCGACATCATAGTATTATATGTATTTTGGCTAACACTTTGAGCTATTTGCCTAGCGATACTTTCAATTTTTGCTGTATCATTTATTGTTATATTTGACAATTGTGCTGCTATCTGTGCATTAGCTTGATGATTTATAACCTGTTCTATTGACACTGGTTGTGGAACTGGTGGTTGCATTGTAGCCAAACTGGAATTCAACTGACTAGGCAAACTATTCAAAGGACTTAATCCAGTACTAATAGCATTTGTTATAGCACTTGTGTCAAATGGTTGCATTGGATTCGTATTTTGTTGTTTTGCCACAAGTTGTGAAATCAAACCAGCCAGTTGTGATGTTTTATCCTGTTGAATAACAGGCTGATTTTGTTGTTGCATTCCATATTTTGGTGCAAATTTTGTTGCAAAGGCTTTCATATCAAACACGACTTTCTGCAAAGCTTCTGCGGAACGTCTATCATATTCTTTTTGTCTTGCAATTCTCGATGCTTCTTCTTTTTGTGCTTCTGCCATCGAAAGCACTTTAACGCCAGAATACCCCATATAATGGAACTTTCCATCGCCAGAATTATAACCAGATTGACTTGCTCCAGGAGTAAAAGCTCTAGCTATAGCTTCTTGTTTTTCTTTTTCTTTTTTTGGATCTTTAGGTTCTATAAGTTTTTTTACTATGTCTGGCGAATAATATCCAATAGCTCCACCAATTGCAGCACCTACTGCCGTTCCTACTGGTCCCCCAATTGCTGTTCCTAATTGAGCTCCCCAAATTGCACCTTTGGCTCCTATAATTCCTCGCATTCCTATTTCTGCACCTTTTGCTAATTGTTCAGCTTGCCCTTTTAATTTTTCAGGATCTAATGCCCCGCTTTTTTGCCATTCTTCAACTCTTTTCATAAAATCTTCCATCCACTTAGTCGCTATTGGAGCAAATGCTTCTCCTAACGATATTTTCAAATCATCTACTGCTGATTTAAATTGTGCTATTTTGTTAGCTGTTGTATTACTCATATCATTGGCAAATTTGTCCCTTGCACCACTAGAATTTCTTATGGCATTAGCAGCTTTATTATAGTCGTGTTCAGTAGTCCCCATAATAGAAGCTAGTATTTTCATACCTTCTCCACCAGCAATCATTGTCAAATATCTGTTTCTTTCTTCCTCAGTAAGACCAGCCGTCGCAATTTTTAAATCATCAGATAATGCTTTCAATCCTCTAAAATGTCCTTGCTGGTCATAAAGTTGGATATTTAAGTCTTTTAAAGCATTTCCCACTTGTTTCGATGGATTAGCCAATCTTCTATAAATTTCTGCTAAACCCCGCCCAGCTTGACCTGATTTAATACCATTGTTGGCAAGCACTCCTAATAAAATATTTACATCTTCAAAACTTTCAAAATTTCTTGAAGTTGCCGCAACATATTTATAAGCTTCTCCTAACATTTGTACATTGGTATTTGCATTATTACTTGTTGCAACCATTACATCCATAAGTCTATCAGAATCTTTTAACGACATACCAAAAGCTGTCAGGTTATCTGTGACTATATCAGAAGTTTGAGCAAAATCACTTCCAGCTGCAATTGACATTTTCAAAAGTTTTGGTGTCATTTCTAACACTTCGTTTGTTTTCATACCAGCCATAGCTTGATACATTTGTGCTTCAGCTACTTCTTGGGCTGTAAATTTAGTTGATCTACCCAAATCTCTTGTTTGTTGCATAAGTTGCTTTTCTTGTTGTGCTGTAGCCCCCATTATAGCCTTATTTCTTCTAACTTGGTCTTCCAAATTTGCATAGGCTTCAACAGAAGATTTTAATGCGCTGACTGCTGCACCCGCTCCGATACCTACTCCGACAGCTGCCATTGCCCCTTTTACTCCGTTAAATTCGTTTTTTAATTTACCAGATACACTTTTACTCTTTTTTTGTAGTGATATTATTCCATTTCCTACGTTTTCCAGCATTCCTGTAAATCCGCCCTTTATTCCATTAGATGCTCCAGCAACCTGATTTTTTAACTCCCCTAACGAAGTCTTTGCTTTTTGTGCTACATTAGTAAACTTATCTTTCAATTCAAGTAAAGCACTCAATTTATATTCACTCATTCTCTAATCCACCTCCAATCATAAAAAACATAAACAACAACTCCGAATTACTTAATTCCCTTAAACTTTGCAGACTATGTCCGCAATTTAAATAGTGAGCGACTGTTTTTGCTTTCCAGTCGCCCTTGATTAGTTTTTTATTTCTTCAACCACTTCTTCAACAGTAAATTTTTCATTCCAGCCAGCCTTTTTCATAAGTAATTCTGAAATATTTACTATGGTAGATTGGCTTAGTACTTTTGGTACAACTTCAATTGGATTCATTTGGCAACCCAATTTAGTAATCAATTTTTCATCTTTAAATATTTTTCCTGCAGTATAAATTAATTCACTGTCTTTGTCTGTACTATTACTGGATAAAATATCCAGTATTTCCATTCTGTTCAATACTTCTAATTCTAAAATAGCTCCATTCAATTCTTCAACTTTAACCTTTACTGTGTCTTTTTTTTCTATTTTTTTGCTGTTTTCCAACAACATTTCCACTGTTATATTTTTCATTACATACCTACCTTTTCTTATCTTATCGCATTTTCATATCTAACATCGCTAGGAGTAAATCCAAAAGGAATTTCTTCTTCCACAATTTCTCCTCTTTCAAATTTTGCAAGTTCAATCGAATTTAACCAAACGTTATCAATCGACACCCGTTCTTCTTGTCCACGTAAACTATCAGGATCTTTTATAGATGTGACTATTCTGCTTCTCACATCTTTTCCTTTTGCCCAATTTTCAAGTATTTTTTTCCCACGTGTATAAACTTTAAAAACTTTGATAGTTCCTTCACCTTTCAATCCTGTTATTTTACTGTCAATAGAAATCCCCAGCTGTACATCTTTTCTTTCCGCTGTAATTTTAGCTTCTACAGATTTTAATTCCGCTACTTTTTCATTATCAAGCCATAACTCCCCATAAGCCCCTGTTATTGTTCTATTTCCTCTTATATTTTCCGACATTTTATCAACTCCTTTTCATTACATTGTCATTGTTAAGCTAAGTGAAGCCATAGTGTCTACAAACCTTACATCACCAGTTAAATAAACATCCTCACCAGTTGGATATTGTAAAATTTCCAAATCCGTCATACTGCTTACTTCCAACCCATCTGCAATTATTACTTTTTTATGTGCTTCAATATCAATTTCTACTTTGTTGTCATAATCCCCATTTAATACATTTGGTGCCATCTCTTTGAAATACACTTTAGTTATATTTGAGCAGAAATTCATTTTATTGTCATAATCATTTATGTAGTTTCCAAGCCAATAATTTTTAAAAGTATCTCTTATATCATCGACAATAAAGCACATACCTTCAACAACTTTAATTTTTCTTGTATCTTTTTTCCAAGTGCTGTCAAATGTGGTTTTAGAATTAACTCCATAATTCACTTTAACTACTTCTTCATCGTTGTATAAACTAAATTTACCAAGTTTAGGTTCATAGTCCTCAACAGATTTTAAATCACTCATAGTGTAATTATCCGCACTACGATTTAAAGGCATTCCCGCAATAAGTCCAGCTATCGCCGCCGTATACTCTTGAGCTGTAAAATCTCCATAAATAGACTTGTATGTTCCACCGTTCGCAAGTTCCACAATAGCCACATGATCTGTTTTATCCGCAAAACTTGACACATATTTTACAGTTTTACCAATCACACCAGTATTTCCGAATTGCTGTTTTACCCAATTTACAACCGTCTGGTCTTCTGTTTCTGATGCTTTTGGATAAGCTAACCAGTTGAACTTTCGCATTTCTAAATCCTTTAATACTTTGCTTGTATCTTCTCCACTTTGTATAACTCTGACTAATATCTTATATGCTCCATAATGCATAGCTAAATTAATATACTTAATGCTATCTTTATCCCATTTTTCAGTTTCAACATCGGCTATAGTTTTAAAAGTGTACCATTTTTGAGTAGCTTTCGTATCTTGTAAAATCAAACAAACAGTACCTCTTTCACTTCTTTGAATAGCTGTCGTTGCCAACGTTTTAAATGCAATACTAATGCTTGGACTCGCATTAATTTGTCCGACTATCGCCATTTTATCACTCTCCTAATTTTTTATTTTTAAATTTTTCATTGTTTTATAGTTAAAAGGAACTCCATACATATCAAATAAGTCTAAATCAAACATATAGTGACCTAAGCCATCGACTACTTTTGTACGCTCATTTTTCAAAGTTAGATTTCTATCTTTAACTTTTAAAATCTTATTGCCTTTAGTTTCAAACATATTATCCAATTCATCAAGTACCTTATAAACTTCCATTGTATTATTTTCATCATTTTCAGGAATATACATAATATCTACACTAATAAATATCCGTTTTTTATAATTTGCAAAAAACTCATTTTTGTAGTCAATCACTTGAATATAATAGCACGGTCTAGTCAAGGCATTTATATTATCAATTCCAACTTCTTTACCTGTAAAATCGTATATTTTTTTGCTCAGGGCTTTTATAAAATCCATAAATTCCATTATTCAAACTCCGCTCTTATTGTCGAACCTATGTTATCTTTAAATACAGGCTCTAAGTTTTCTATAGTTTTTTTCAACATAAATACTCCAGGCACTACTTTACCTGTATCTTTACCAAAATATACTGCTCTATGTCCATATTCAACATGGTTTACATACTCCACATTGTTATAAACAACCTGTTTAAAACTTCCACCATTTTCCCTGTGCCAACCCATTCTTAACTGTCCAGTATCTACAGGGGTCTGCCCTTTCACTTCTTTTATTGTTTCCTCAGCAATTTGTTTAAGTGTTATTCCAACTTTTTGTGGAGTATCAGTGGCTAAATTTTCTAATTTCTTTGCCAGTTTTTCCCAGTCGCCGCTAAGTTTCATTTTTTTCCACTTCCTCTACCGATATTTCCTGATGTTCCAAAAAATCAGTGTACTTTATAGGTTTATTAGCTTTAAATTTATATTTTATTCCACCTTTATTTACTATCAAAATATCATTCTGCTTTATTTCTACGTCATTACTAACAAATATCTTATACGAATTTTTAGAACTATTTATAACTCCAGTCTCAGTAGCTCTTAAAATTCCAGCACTCAACTGGCACTTAACATTTGTATAAACGACTTCCCAACCCTGAACTGTCAAACCGAATTCGGTCTTTGTTTTTGTATTTCTTCTAACTTCTTCTATCACATCGGTATCAAAAAAATCTTCAAACATCACATACCACCTTTATTTTATAACTCCAAGTTTTCTAAAACGATTCAAACTTTTTCTAAATTCCACATCATCATTTAACTCCGTTACAAATTCAACTTGCCTATCTCCACTTTTCATAGATTTTATATTTCTATTTTTATCAAAATTATATTTAAAAATATATTTTGTTATAGGAGTTAT